GTTTCCCCTTTCGTGCAGATGCACTTTATTCCCAGCCTCAACCAGATAAGACTGACGTCTTACTGACCTTAACCTATCTGTTTAATAACAGTAGACTACACTGCTAGAGTGTCTCGCAGCACTCTATCGTCTGAAGAGCAAAGGTTTACTCATACGCCTTTGCAACTTGGAGGAATGTGTCTATAAATTTAGACACACAGTCAGTGTAACAATCTCGTAAAACTGTAGATTGTTGAATAATGCTATGAGTCTTCATTGCTGCAGACTTCATAAAAATAGTAGAGTTCGATGAAACTTTCTTCATCGATTTAACTTGAAAATTCTTTAATGGATCAGATAATTCCTTAAAGATGGAAAAGTCTTGATGACAGAACAATTGCCAAATGTCCTGTGCATCTTCTTGGAGAGCTTCCTTGATTTGATCATGGAAGTTTAGAGCATATTTAAATAACTGATAGTAATCTTCAGTTATTAGAACACCTAACAAGGTAGAGAGTCCTTCTCTATCTGAACCTAACTCTAACAAATCACTTATATCTTGAGCGATTTGCATATTTCTTTTTACCATAATACTATATTTATGGTTTTCTGGGAGAATCCTAACCACTTCAGAGAGGTTTAGATTGAAATTATAGAAATCTTCCTCGAGAGAATCTAATGATTTATCTAGGAAGTTTTGGCTATTCAGCTCTCCTTTCTTGTTTTCTGAAAGGACAGAACTTAAAAATGTATGTTCTAACTGATTAAGATAGAATGTATATAAACTTACACCTCTAATTGTTGGATCAATTGAGTTGAATAATTCTAAGTCTTGAAAATTCTTCAAGAATGGAACTTCCCCTGACGACATTACTGAAGATACTGCCATCAGTTGGTCTGGTTTATTACAGAAAGCTTTTAGAATCCTTCTGTAAGTTAATTCTTTGTAAGTTATACCTTTTGAACTTAACCAAAGGTATAATTGAAGATCAGTAAAGCCCGGTTTATTTGCATAAGCCGAAGCTAAGCCATAAGGTATGGGTGTTACAAATAGCCCATCCTGAATAGAAATTTTCGCAAAGTCTAAAACTTCATGCGAATAACTACCTTGTTCGTCAAAGAAAGATTTACCTGTCTTTGAGTCGTTCTTGATAAGTGATACCTGTTCACATAACCAGCTATGGAATGTGTAGAAGGTATAACCATCTACTTCATTGAATTCCAATTCACTAGGATAGGAAACAATAGAGTCATCACCTACTATAGCGAGAACTTCTGATAGTTCTACAGCTGTAAGGTTAAACTTTTTCATCAGCATGCATATAAGATAAATATGTGCGGCTGAGAAAGCATCGAAAGAGGCAAGCAATCCTTGGGGTTGCCCTGTGTTTTGGACGTAATCCTCTAAACTATTGTCGAGAGGATGACGGAATGTTTTTGGAAGAGTTGATACAAACTCCCAGAATCCAGCAAAGGTTTTATTGAATAAAACTTCAATAACCTTGCACTGAAACTGCTGATTGAGAGTATCAGTGGCATTTGAGAAATCTGAAACAAATACATTGTTTCGATGTTCCTTTCTATACGAAGGATTTGTAACCTTCTTGAGAAATTCGACACCATTGAAATGTTGTTTAGAACAGCAACTTTCGATCATGTCAAGAAATTCTGCTAATACCCTGTGAAGGTATTTGCATCTATCTTGGACCGAATTGCATCCTTCATGGATTCCTCTCGGCTTGAACTTTCCAGGATTTGGAATCATTATAGTGATTACCAACTTCTCTTCCACATCAATATCGGCTGGTAAGTCGTATTGATTAAGATAACCGCTTTGATACCCAATTGTGATATCATAGTCTTTAACTCTTGGATCATCCTTAATTGGATCATCCTCGACTACAGATGAATATATAGCGACAAGCTTTATCTTCTTTCCATTGATAGTGACGGTACATGTAGCTGCTTTAGCAGTAATGTAATAATCACTATAACTAAATTTGGGGATTCCTTTCTTTCGGAATCTTAAGATAGCTTTCTTTATGTCATGGACATAACGATTATTATTAGTAAAGGGTGCATTGATATCCTTTGCAACCTCATTGAATAAAGACCAGAATTCGCCAGATGGATCTTTTGATTCTTGTCTCAGTTGGTTTAGGAGTGCTAGGCCATACTCTTCCATTACTTCAGGTGTTGGATTCATATGTTCATACACTTGACCTAAGCTTAAAGCAAGGTTTAGAAGAATAATTATCTTCTCCTTGTTCTGTTCGTAGTCTTCTTCCGTAATATCAAAAGAAGATATAAGATGAAAGGTAATTTTATGAAGATAAACATAAAAACCTGGTTTGTGTTTGAGTTCTGTAAAACTCATAATTTCTTGTAACTCTTTCAAGTAACTTAATAGTGCTGTGAAAGAATTAGGATAATAAGACAGATCTCTGAGTTCTATCGGATGATCTGTTACTACATAGAAATCTCCTGGGAAGGCAGGTGCTTTGCCAGAGATGAATGAGGAAATGACGCTTTGAAGATCATTACGTCTTTCTTTACAAAGGTCAGCGAATTCTTTAACTTCGCTGCCAGTACGGAACGATCTGGATTGTCTCCAGAATTCATTGAGGAACTTTGATATCCAATGGTCTATCAAAGTAAGTTTAGCCCGCTTTAGAAATGAACCTAAATCGGAAATTAAATCAGAGTATAAACTCGTAAACGAATTATATACTTGAGACTTAGATGGCCCATCATAGTTTGATGTGTCATTAGCCACCTTGCGAGATTGATGTTTATCAATCTTCATAGAGAACCACCTCCTAGATTAATAAAGTCTGGGTGACAACCCAAATTCATCTTGAGCCATTCAGAGCTCTAGATAAAGCCTACCTCCTAACAGAGTTATTCAGGCTCTGCTAGACTAAACCTTCATACGGGTCATTACTCCGTATCTGTGAATGCCTAGTTGGACTTCTGAATGAAAGTTCAACAACACCCTCAGAGGGGAAGGCTTAGCCGAAGCCGGGAAGGACTATGAGATCCTCCAGAGCT